GTGCAACGTTATCATGTTGCATTTGACCATTCCGACTTGGCGCCAAACAATGTGTTTTGGTTTGGCCGCAACGACTAAGTTGCTGGCGTATGCCTGGTTGAAGGAGGTTGATTTCCGCGGGATAGGATCAACCTTTTGCGATCGCATTAGTGACAAGCCGACAGTTGAGTCAGACCTGTCACGAGATGCTTTTGATTGCACCGAAGTCCCCAAGGTTTCTCTGACCAAGGGGCACACTCATCCCAATGCAGCTGCGGCACGCAATCTTGGAATCAGGGTTGCTAGCTCGATGGCTCTCCATATGGGGGTCGGCCTATACGTCGTTCAGATGTCTAAGGCTGACCAACGTAAGAACCATCGAGGTAACCGTCAGTGGTATTGGCCGAAGGATACTAACGTAGACAATCGACGTGACAGCATGAGAGCCGAGGACCTCTTGTATATATGTGATACAGATTATTACATTAATATGCCGGAGTTCCTCGCTAAGCATGAGAAACCCGTCTTGTTGTATACAGCGGTGCCTTCTGCAGCGACCACCAAAGACCAGGATAGTGCGACCTACTTCAATGAGCATGGACGTCTTGTAACCTTGGTTTCTGGTGGCGGACAGTACGAGCACTTGTTGTGGAACTACGCCTACGATTCGATCACTGTGAAGCGTTCGTTTCTGGGCGTCCCCTACAAGTTGATAACGTACGCTGTCGAGCGCAAACAGGTGTCTGACCATCGCCAGTTAATTCTCCTAGCACCCATTAGAGTGTTTCGAGGGCTGGCAGCGTGGATGGGCAGCTGGCTGTTTGATGGTAATAGTCTTAAAAGGTTCGACCCAATCGAACAAACACCTTGCGGCGAACGATTTGTGCGCTTCAAGGTGCATACAGCTGATGACACGTACATCACCACTGCCAAACCTAACACGCATTTGTCGTGTACGGTGCCGGCTGAGCTGGATGATGCTGTCGCTACTGTTGCTCGATTGGGTACAACGAACCTTATGTTGCCAACCGTGGCAAGCTGGCTTGGCAAAGACCAGCGTGCGGCGAGCGCGATATTGACGGAATACCATAGGAAAGCTGTTGGCAAGAAATTGCCTATAGTCTTTCCCGTAAAACAGGGCGTGAGAGCATACCAGTATGGCTTGTCAACCTACAATCAGGATGACAAACCTAAGCTGGAGGCATTCATGTCACCGCTCGTTCACGAGGCGTTTGCCCCCGTGAACAATGCTGCATCGGAAAAACAATGCGTGAAGGGCCGGATTGATGACCTCAAGAAACCCGAGCCCCCACCGAATGAATTCCGGGACCGATGCCTACAGGACTTCATAGATCTTGTATGCGAAGGGATGGTGTTGGAGCCTGTTGACTATGAAACGGTAGCCGAGAAGCAGACGTCACCTGCACAGAAACTGTCACTCCAAAAGGCGGTCACGGCTGGCATGCATATTGCTAGGATCTTAAAATGCTTCATCAAAGGTGAAGCCTACATGGGCATCAAAGATCCAAGGAACATCTCAACATATCCAGATGCGGACAAGCTGACATTGTCGATGTTTGCTTATTCCCTTAGCCAACATGTTAAGAAATTTCCGTGGTATGCACCAGGCATGACCCCCATTGAAGTCGCGCAAAGGGTAGCCGATATCTGCCAAGCGTCGTCGTTTGTTAATGTTTCAGACTATCGACGCATGGATGGAACTATTAGCTACTTCCTACGCCTTGTGGACAGGGGTGTGCTGATGAAGACGTTTGTCAACCACCGTGCAGTGCTGAATGAACTCTTAAAACGCAATTGCGATAACAAAGGCTTTCTGCCCCTCGGCACAACGTTTCAACAGGGATCCTCACACGGATCAGGCTGCCCCTTTACCAGCCTCTCCCAAACTTTGCGCTCAGTCTTCTGCGCCTACCTCGCTTTCAGGCACACCAAGAAACCAGATGGAAACTATTACAGTTCCCGAGAGGCTTTCGCCAGTCTCGGAATCCATTCTGGTGACGACGGTCTCGATGGCGACCTGCCCGTGGCTTCACACGAGTGGGCGTCAAAACAGGTCGGACTTATCTTGGAGGCAAACACCGTTGATCGTGGGAACCCGGGAGTCAACTTTTTGGCACGCTACTATTCAGACGAGGTCTGGGAAGGACGTCTTGATAGTATGTGTGATGTCAAAAGGCAGCTCTCTAAGTTCCACACTACGGTTCGCCTACCTGAAAACGTGCTCGCTGAATTCAAGTTGGTCGAGAAGTGCATGGGTTACGTTGCAACAGATGGAAACACACCCGTTGTGGGATCCTTCTGCAAACGCGTGCTTATGTTGTCACAATATCGACCAAAAACTCCCTTCGGAATCACTTCCTGGTGGTCCCGATTTGATAAATCTGTCCAGTTTCCCAACAGCAACGCTGATGGATGGATGGATGTGGAGTTCGACCGTCAGTTTCCAGAATTCGACAGGGTACTGTTCGACGACTGGCTGGCTTCCACCCGGACGGCAACGGAAATGCTTGACGCTCCGCTATGCGCAGAGCCTAAGCGTCCAGCTCCCGGAGGAGCTGATGCCGTCGTCGACGGCACGGATATTGTGGATGCGGAGACTCCTTTGGCACCGAGCGAAACCCCCCCGCCGGATGCCAAAACGCGCAAAGCAAGACGACCGACGAGTCGCAAAAGATCGACACGATCGAAGGGCACCTACGTTAAACCAGAGATATCCCGTAGGAAACCCGAGCGTAGCTCAAAGAAATCCC